ATTGAGCCGTAGCATCGCAATGGATGCCGTGTTGCTGACTGCAAGTTTGAACATCAATCCCGACGATGCTCAGCAGGTAGAGATCACCTTCCGCCCGGCTGGTGTGCCAACGTTTGACTTCAGCACTTCTGCTTGATAGCTAATTGGCCCTGGTCTACACTGGGGCCATTCACCATTCCTTTATGGCAACCACGTCTGCGCTATCACGCCTCAAGAAAGCTGCCAATCTGACGCCCGTCAAGCGTACGGTCAAGCTAAACGACGGCAGCGAGTTCGAGTTTTATGCCACTGCGTTGACCATGGCAGAACGCGAGCGGGCGCAGAAGATGCCTGGCGGCGATGACCCCAATGGTTTTGCGTTGAACCTGTTGGTCGCCAAGGCTGTTGATGATGCTGGTCAGCGGTTGTTTTCTGCTGGTGAGATTGCTGAGCTTAAGAACGAGGTATTGGATGCCGATTTGCAGGCATTGATGCTGGCGATCATCACCAACCCAGATGAGGAAGAAGTTGACATGAAAAGCCCTAAAGGCTGAGCTAAAGAAAGACAACCTGCTGTTGCTGCAGCTTGGTGTTGCAAAGGAGTTGGGTTACACGCTAGCCCGGCTCAACCGCGAAGTAACGCTAGAAGAGCTGCTGCTATGGAGCTGCTACTTTGATTTGCAGAACGAAGAGCAGGAACGTAGAATGAAACGAAGACGGTAGGTCGGCTGTGTCGGTTGTCGCAAACGTTGCTATTAACGTTGACAGCCGAAATGCTGTTGTTCAACTGCAGCGGCTTGAGAACGCAACAAAAAGCGCCGCTGCTGGCGTTGCAGGGCTCGTTGCATCATTAGGCGCGGGGTTTGCCTTTGGGCAACTTATTAAGTCAGCATCACAGTTTGAAGCAGAGCTTGGCGAAATTGGAAAAACTGCCGGCGCCAGTGAAAAGGAAATTGCTAATTTAGCCGTTGCACTTAAGGGGCTGTCAACTCCAAGTAAAACCAACCTTGCGCCATCAGTTCTTGCTGCAGGCATCAAAGATTTAGTTGCGCAAGGTTTGAAGCTAAATGATGCCGTTGCATCAATGGAAACATTGGGAAAAGTTGCGGTTGCAACTAACTCAGAGCTAGCCGATGTTACAAAAACTGGCTTTCAACTTCAAAGCGCATTGAAGATTAGGCCAGACGAATTAAAAGCAACCTTTGATGCACTTGCCTTTGCGGGTAAGGCCGGCGCGTTTGAGCTAAAAGACATGGCTCAATTCATGCCTACCATTGCGTCCGCTGCTACCTCAATAGGGATTACTGGCAAAGATGGAGCGGTGGCGCTAGCCGCAATGATGCAAATGGTTCGCAAGGATGCGCCAGGCGCAGCGGAAGCATCTACCAGATTAACTGACGCGCTGCTCAAGATGACAGCGCCTGATGCTGTCAAGAATTTCGCAAAGTTTGGCGTAAATATTGAACAAGTTCTTAAAAGTGCAGTAGCAAAGGGCATCAACCCGATGGATGCTGCCCTTAAGGAGCTGCAACGGATCACTGGTGGGGATGCGTTTAAGTTATCTCAGATTTTCGGTGACAAAGAAGCCAAGTTGGCATTAATGTCGTTAATGAAATACCGGGAAGAATATGAAAAATTAAAAGCCGCCGCTGGCGGCGCTGCTGCTGCCGGCACTGTACAAGGAGACTTTGCAAAGTCGCTGGAAACTTTCAATGGTAAATTGCAAACATTACAAACATCTGGCGAGATATTGGCGTTGTCGCTAGGCAATACATTGCTGCCAATACTTGCGCGGCTAATAGAAGAAATCCTTCCAATTATTGATGGCATTGCAAGATTTGTTCAAGGCATGGGACAAATACCCAAGCCTGTGATTGACGCTGCTATTGGGCTAGGAAAAATGATAATACAGTTGATGCTTGTTGATAAAGCATTAAAAATAGCAATGGGCACCGCTGCCTTGTTTAGAGGCGCAATGCTGTTGCTGACTACTCAAACAACGCTGGCAGCGGCAGCCGCACTGACAGGGCAAGCAAGGTTTTTGATGTTAGCTGGCGGCATTAAAGGCGCTGGCGTTGCAGCCGCAACAGCTACTCCGGCACTGCTAGGACTTTTGGGAGTATTGCTAAGACTTGCCGCGATTGGCACGATTGCAATCGTCGTTAATGTCGCTGTCACCGGCATGGCGGCTGTATATCAAGCACAGGCTGAAATTGATCGGCTGCGTGGCGCCAGGGCTAAAGGTGGAGCTGCAGCCGCATTTGGTGGATCTGCAACTGCGGAGCAAAAGAAAACTCAGCAAGACGTATTAACTGCAATTAAAAAAGAGCGGGAATCGCCAGAGTTTTGGGCACAGCAAGCTGCTGCAGCGGTTGGTGTTGGTGTAGGCAGAACTATGGCTCGCCAACGCGCTGATCTACTTGATGAACGCGAGCGTTCTGCGCGGGCAATTTTGGCATTGCCCCTTAGGAAAACCCCAACTCCAGCGGCCAACGCCAGGAGCCAGCAAACAGGCACAGGCACAGGCACAGGCACAGACGGCACTGGCGGCGCAAAGAAAGAACGAGAAAGCCAGCTTGCCGATATCCTTGCGGCGAATGGTTTGTTCCGTTCGCAAGAAACTATTGCAGCACGCATAGCAGTAGCAGAGGTTGACCGCAATACTGCCGAAGTTGCACGGCTGCAGCACATTGACCGTAGTGTGCAGCTACTTCATGCGGCTGCCGCAATACAACGCAGCAGTATTCCTCTAGATGAAAAGCAGGCGCAACTAAGGGGTGTTCAAGATAAGCTCGTTGCTAGTACTAATCAGTATGAACGTGAGATTGCCGCAGAAAAGATAGCTCAAACAAAAGCCGCAACAGAGCAGTTACAGCAGATGCAGGATGAGCAGGATTTGCTGAAAGCTAAACTTGCTGGCAATGAAGCTGAGGTAAGGCTAAATCAAGAAGTTGCTGCTCTAAAAAAACAGTTTCCTAGTTTAGATGAAAAAGCCATAAGGGCAGCCTTGAAAGTAACAGAAGCACTAAAGAAACAAGTTGAAGTAGCAAAGCAGATGAAACAGGTTTATGCCGACATCGGCATGTCAATAAAAGATGGCGTAGTAGGTGCTATTCGAGGTGCTATTGATGGCACTAAGAGCCTGCAAGAAGTAGCAAGCAACCTTCTGCAAAAAATCGCAAATACGTTGCTAGATGTAGCCGTAAATCTTGCCTTGTTCGGCGCGATGAGCGGCACTGGCACTGGCGGTGGTTTGCTTGGTTTTCTTTTCAAAAGCGCCAAAGGCAGTGTTTACGCACAATCAGGAATCCAGCCATTTGCCAGGGGTGGCATCGTCAGCTCGCCCACGCTGTTCAAGTTTGCCGATGGTGGTGCCACCCGCACCGGCCTCATGGGCGAAGCTGGCCCCGAGGCGATCATGCCACTTAAGCGTGGCAGCGATGGCAGCCTCGGCGTCCAAGCCAATGGCTTACGCGAAGCCATGAATCAGGACCGCGCAGCCGCTGGTGGCACCCACGTGCTCAACATGAGCTTCCAGACCACCCGTTTCGGCGATACTGAGTATGTCAGTCGCGATCAACTGGAGGCTGCCATGATCGAGACCCGGAGGGTTGCCACAAACGATGGCGCTCGTCGCGGCATGAGCATGACGCTGGATCGTATTCGTCAATCGCCACAAACCCGCAACCGTATCGGGATCCGCTAATGGCAATGTTTCCTGCGCTAACACCATCAGCCAGAACCTTCAAGCCTGGCACTTACCCGCAAAAGGTTTATCGCTCATTGAGTGGAGTAGCAGTAAAACGTACATTCGGCACGCAACCATTCGGCGCTACCATGGAACTAGAATACCAAAACATCCCAGACGCAAATGTGGTGACATTGATTGACCACTACCGCAGCGAAACCGCAACAAATCGTCGATTTCAGTTAAGCAGTAATACCACCGCTGGCATGTCTGCCATGCTCGAAAGCCGAGCAAACGCATCAATTGACAATCTGCGCTGGGAGTACAGCCAGCCACCGGAAGTCGTCACAACAAGACCAGGCCGCAGCACTGTGCGCATCAGCCTATCAGGCGAGATTCGTGATCCTAGGTACGACGACTGATGGACATTCGAATCGCTCAGTTTATTAACTTGACCAGCCGTTCAGGTAACTCTTATTTGTTCCAAAATTACTTCGTCAACGAAAACAAAGCCTACAACGGCATAAAATACGAGTTTGCACCGTTCCGCGCTGAAGGCACCACTGCATCACTAAACGGCGACAACAACATTCTGCAAATCCTGTTCCCCAATACTGAAATTTCATTACGCCTGTTGCAAAGTGGCGACGGCAATCGCCTTTCACGTTTAACGCTGACGACAATTTGGCTAACAGAAGACAATACATTTACACAAAACCTTTTGTCTGAATACTACATTGGAACCGGCAGCAGCATTAGCGACACCACGCTAGAGCTTCGATTCCGCAGCGCAATTGACAGCGTTGCCAGTAATTTTCCCAATCGCCAACTAAACCGCGACTTGGTTGGCCCACTTCCGCTGGATAGCCAAATCCGACTGCAATGATCAACGTCAACGACCTGATCGGACTTCGTTACGGCTGGAACAAGCGTCCAGGCGACGGCAGCAACCAGACGGACTGCTTTCAGCTGGCCTGCGAGATACGCCGGCGCCTGGGTTTTGGCGACTACGGCGACAAATACGAGTGGGTCTATCAGCAGTACAGCGAATCTGAATTTCCACGACGACTAATCGCTAAGTGGCTCCTCGAAAACGGCATACGCCAAGAAAAGCCAACTACAGGTTCTGTCGTGCTTTTGCCTGTGTTGACCGGCGCAGCATTAGGAACCTATATTGACAGTACCAGCGTGCTGTTTATCAGCCCTGAACTCGGCGTCATACGGGCACCCTTCGGGCTCGTGGGCCATATTTTTTGGATGGACTGATGACCCGCAAACTTTTACCCTATGAGCACAATTTAATTGAGGCTCTCGGTGTCAGCAAAGAAGAGTATTTAGAATTTTTAGCCGTGCAGGCTGCGTATGAAGATCCAAAAGAAGGAACTTCTTTAGACATCCGCAATGATATCGTAACAATCATACTGACGGTCGTAGGTCTCATTTTTCAAGTTGCATCGATATTGTTGATGCCAAGGCCGCAAATACCCGATATCAAGCGCGACGGAGAAACTCAATCACGCGATCAGCGTTTTTCGCCACGTTTTGGATTTAACTCTGTTCAAGAGCTGGCAAAGTACGGCGATCCAGTACCGCTCATCTACACCGACACAACAATAAATTCGGCTGGCGGTGTGCGCGTCGCAGTCTCGATGCTTTGGAGTGCTGTGCGCAGTTACGGCAGCAACCAGTTCCTGCAGATGCTGATGCTACTTGGTGCTGGACCTATCACAGCAATTGACGCATCTAAAAGCGCCTTCGGTCAAACACCGATCTCCAATCTGATCGCACAAAACAAGTGGATCTATTTTCATCCTAATTCAACCGGGCTGCTGCAATTTAACAACGAAATCAATAACAACAGCAGTACAGACCCATTGCGCTATGGCGTTGGTTTTGATAACCCCTACAGAATTCAACCAGAAACATCAATTGATCGAGTCGATGGATTTAGCCAAGCGTATTCTCCCAGCAGCTCAAACGCCTTTGGCGGCTATGCTCCCGTTCCTTTTGCGGTTTACTACTATCTGCGCGATAAAGTAGGAGAAAAATTTGGCGAACCGCTTGAGGTTTTCTTAAAGTCTAGTTTTTTGTATGCCCTGAACGGCTGGAACAGACCGTTCACTGCGGATTCCATTCTTAACGAAATCCCGTTAGGTGGCACTCTGAATGTCTGGATAAAAGACAGCCTTATCAAGACTGCCGCTGAGTTAGGTCCTGCGCCAAATGCAGATTTTATCCTCGAACTGTATCAGGCAAAGGGTGATGCTCGTCGAGCGTTTGCTTCAGTGTTCGATGACGCCGGAATTTTCAAACTCGGTTCTGCCATCTTCCGGGTCACAAGCATCCAGGGCACCTCACCCGACGAAGGCAATTTTTACGCCAACCTCACCTGTATTGAGGCTGGCGTCGCACCATCAATACCTTACAACGCAGAACAAAAACCGACCTCAACGGGCGGTTTTGTCCCGGCGCCCGATTTGCCCAAAGGAACAGGCGAAATTCTTTGCTCTGATGCAGACAGTAGCAAGTTAAACAAAGGCCAAAACCTTTACAACGCCAACGGCTGGTACAGGCTGACAATGCAGCATGACGGCAACTTGGTTATTTACAACAAGGCGAATCAGCCTGTCTGGAGTTCAGACACGCAAGGCACGTCAGCTCATTATGCCTATTTCCAAGCCGATGGCAATCTGGTTCTATATGACAAGGCAACGGGCGTAAACCAACCGGCGCCCAATTTACCAACCGGAAGCGGTCAAATCGCTTGCGAAAACGTCGAGAGCAGCAAGCTATACAAGGGCCAGTCGTTATACACAACTAACGGGTGGTCCCGTTTGTCCATGCAAGCAGACGGCAATCTAGTTGTTTACGACAAAGCCGGCAAAGCGCTCTGGAGCAGTAATACTGCAGGCACAGCCGCACACTATGCTTATTTTCAAGCCGATGGCAATTTGGTCATTTACGACAACGCAACAGGCGTAACCCAACCGGCGCCCGATTTGCCCAAAGGAACAGGCGAAATTCTTTGCGCCAATACAATATCAAGCAAGCTGTTCAAGGGGCAGAGCCTATACAGCAAAAATGGCTGGTTCCGCATGACAATGCAAGCCGACGGAAACTTGCAAATCATTAGCAAGTCAAACGTAGTCGTTTGGAGCAGTGATACTGCAGGCACAGCCGCACACTATGCTTATTTTCAAGCCGATGGCAATTTGGTTTTATATGACAACTCAAATAATAACGGTGGGGTCGGATCTGCTGTGTGGTACACATGGACTGGCTTCAATTATCCGCAGTGGGCTGGCCACAAATGGGTACTTGAAAACAACGGCGAACTATCTCTTTACAACTTCAATGGCACACGGATATTTAGCAACCACACCAGATTCATCGGTGAGCCATCAATAGCGCTACCAGGTAACGTAATCTGGTACTCAAATAATACCCCTAATACATACCCGCCTTTTCAGGGGCAGTATTGGCATCTTGCGACGAATGGAGAACTGCAACTGATCGGGCATAAAGGCGCTGTGCTATGGCGCAACTACGCCTTGTTCAACTCCGAACCAGGAACGGCACTACCCGGCAATCCGGTGTGGTACACCAATAAACCACCAAAAACGTACACACCCTTCCTAGGCAAACGCTGGAAGCTCGAAAATACAGGAGAACTTATTCTCTACACTCAAGGTAACGGCATTCTCTGGCGCAACAATATTGCATCCGACAAGGAGCCAGGGACAACGATTATAGTCAACGACGCCAGCAACTATTACTTAAAAGCACTCACCAAAATCGAAACCGCATCTTATAGCTCTCTATCTAAGTGCAACATTCTGGACATTGCAATGCGCAGCCAGGCCTTCAGGCGCATTTCGGGCAGGCAGCGTCAGTATGGCAGCGACAACAAACCGGGTTATCCAACTAGCGATAACGGAATGCAACAGCGCTCTTCAATGTTCGTGGTGCATTATCGGCTCGACAGCAAAGATGGGTGGGATGTAGTGCCTGGAATTTTTGTGTGCCGGCGCGCTGCCGAGCAAGACAACTACATCTACCTTAAATTTACTAGCGATATTGCGTACAACTGGCAAATAAAGTTTGACCCAGTTGTTGATCCTTTGTCTGAAATGACAAAGCATCCCGGACTCAAGATAAACAAGGCTGGTCGTTATTTCTACCTAGAAAATAATGGGCCAGCGGCAACCATAGATCTTAATAACGGCATCAAAATTAACTTTACAGGATACGTCAAATTCACAGATACCACAAAACTGCTACCACCCGTCAATAAATCCCCCGCCGAGACCAACGAGTGGGACTGGTTCAGTCTTGATGGCGATACTCAGTACACCACAAGCTTTGACCGTGGGCCTGAGTACGTCATCACGGCGGTGACGGAGCAACAACGTGAATCTTTCAACACCAGCCGCCTGTACAAAAATCTATCTCTTATCGGCTTTAATGTTTTCAGCGGAAAAGCGCTTCAGGACATTCGATCCTTCACAGCTTTCGTGACCCAAGGTCGCCCCGTGCGTCGACTGAACACACAGGATCTGTCCTACCCCGCCAACCCGGATGGCACAAGTTGTTTTGCGCCTGACATCTTTTTAGACACTGTCATCGACAAAGAAGATGGCATCGGAAACTATGCCGACCTTAACGGCATCGACACCCAACAACTGGCTATCACCAAACGTTTTTGCCGACGCAATAATTTATACATGGACGGCATCATCGCCGACCGAGTTAACTGGCGCGAATTTTGGACGAACGTAGCGCCGTTTAGCTTGCTTGAGTTTGCACGCATCGGAGGCCGCGAGACATTGGTGCCGGCTGTGCCATACAACAAGGGCACGGGAGAGAGCGTGCGCACCGTAGCAATTACAGCGCTATTTAACCAAGGCAACATCCTTGCAGATTCCTACAAAGAGGAATACATGGATTACGATGCCAATGTCCAAGATATTATCGCCACTGTAACGTACCGGTCCTTGGATACACAGGGTATTTTTGCAGTAAACAAATCAGTCACCATTCAACTTCGAGATACTGTTGAAATTGACGCGATCCAGCAAAACTTTGATCTGTCGTCTTACGTGACAACCGAGGCACAAGCTGTTTTGTTTGGGAAACTAATCTGCAATACTCGCCGCCACGTCCGAAGCAGCATTGAGTTCAAAACCTACCCAACTAACAGTCCTGTGATGCCGGGCTCGTTTATCTATGTCGATATCGGCCACAACAGCTGGAACGGCATTTACACCGGCACTGTCAAAAAAGGCGGCGAACTGAACGTTCCAATCCAAGGAACCGTCCCTAATGGCACTTACAACATTCTGCTTTATCGCAGTGGTAGTGACGTTGTATCCAGTATTGTGTCGGTCACAAACAATACGGTGTCAAGCCTGGGCGATAGAGAAGGTTGGTTATTTGTGCTTGGCACGTCAATCAAAAGCAAGCGTGTCTATCGCGTCGTTGAAGTCAGCATGGACCAAGAGGGCGAGGTGACAATCCGCGCCACGATCTATCCGTGCGACGTAAACGATCAGAGCTTGATCGCTGATTTTAGCGATTCTCAGTTTACGATCCGACGCTAAACTGAGGCAAAAGACGCGGCACCACAAAAATGGCCTTTTACACTGGGCGCACTGGCGCCCTATTTCTTACAACTGCTGGCACCGGTGACGCCACGCCATCTACCAGCGAAAAAGCGCTGAAACTCCGCGATTGGAGCCTGGAGACCACGGTCAACTTGCTTGAAACGACCACTGTAGATACAGCCGTCAAAACCTTTACCCCCGGCGACAGCACGGCAACCGGAAGCGCCACTGTGCTGTATTACAGGCGCGAAGGCACACCCAATACCGAACCTGGCACGCAGTTCGATCAATTCCTGTCCAAGATCATGAAAACCAGCGTTTCTGGTGTGACCGAGAGCGACCGGGTTGGCATTGTTCTAAGAGTAGGCGAAACAGCCGGCGCCGGACCTGACATTAAAGATGACGTTGTATTTAATGCATACATCACCAACGCCTCCATGCAGGTCAACACAGGCGAACTGTCATCGGTTGCAATTCAATTTACGGTCGACGGACCCTTCCGTGAAATTCCCGAAGCATGACTTACTTTCTAGGGAACTACGGAAAAGTCAAACTTAACCGCAAGTCATCGACCAGTTTTAGGTCTTCAATCATTGCCGCCGATGTCAACACTTCGCTCAACCGAGTTGGCATTGACGGTGCGGCTGAAAATTTGATAACCGGCGACCGCATTGAACTAAAAACAGATGACAACCGTGGCTTGGATTTTTTACCTGCAGCCACGTGGGCTGACGGCGGTGGATCCACGCTAGATAAATACGTTGCATTCGCAAACGTCAATAAACTCGGCGGTGTACGACTGTTCAGTACTTTTTCCCACGCCGTAAACAACGTCCGTGTTAGTGAAATTGCAATGGAAACATTTGCTGGCGCTGCGCTGCCAGTCGATGTGCGGGTTTATGGATCTGTTGAGCGTGTCCTTGGAGACGTTACAGGCTTTGCGTTCAATACCGACCGCGAGGCGCTTGACGCCACATCAATGTCGGACAAATTTAAGCGGATGTTTTCTGCCGGGCTCATATCCGGCAGCGGATCCATCGACTGCCTTTTCAACCTAGACAATTCTGGCTTGACTGAAAATTCACTCTTAATGCTGCAGCTCATCAATCGAGCAGACATCGGAAGCGAATTTTCTTGTTTTTTGCAACTAATCGAAAGCACTATTTATCCAGGAAAAAATGATGTTTATTACGAATTTGACGCCATGATCACCCGATCTGGTATCGAAGTTCGCAGCGATCAAACAATCAATTGCGTTTTTGATTTTGTAACGACAGGAGACATTCGCCTAGTAATTGGCAGACCCAGCGGCTACCTCTTAAAAGAAGACGAGGATCGCATCCGCTTGCAGCAAGACCTCAATTACCTTCTGACAGAAGCGGTCGACTAAACTGTGGTCATAGCAAGCCGGAGCGTTTTAAGTGACTGACCAGCGGATTACTCAGCTAAACCAGCTTGCCGAGGCTGACGTGGCGGCCACTGACGTGCTGCCCATTGTCGATATTTCAGCGACTGAAACCAAAAAAGTCACCGCAAAGGATCTGTTTGAGGCTGGCGCTGTCCTAGCCGATTCCGGCAGCATCAACATCGCCAAGCTGGATCAATCAAGCGCCACAAAG